CACAGACTCCTTTTCCTCCTGAACGGGTTCAAGTTTACTGATGGGGAGATCAGATAACTTGCACTCGCGCTGGAAGGAATCGATGCTGCGTCGAGCCTTAAAATTTGAGTTCAAAGTGAGAGCATTCGGTGGAAGTTGAACAGCGCACCATGTATTTTTGGTGCAGCTACCAGTCGTCATCGAACTAATTGAAACTGTGAAATACCAGGCCGCGGGCGAAGAAATTCGAGCCCAATACGTATCCTGAGTTCCACCGTTATTAGTATGGCTAAGGATAACCACGGACGCGCCCGAAGACACTTGAACCGTGAAACCACTGAAGCCATTTGCAATCATCGAACCACAGACCAGGTAATTGCCAGCAGGCAAAGAAACCGATCCAGTGGTCGAATTCACTTGATACAACAAATTTGACCAACCGCCGTCAGTCTGCGAGGTGCCCAAATCATAGGTTGTACTCGTAGAAGCCGGGACGGTAGCCGAAAAGGCCATTGCAGATCCAACACCACCTACAACATTCGAAACCTGAGGTACCGTGAAAGACACGGAGTAACGCAAGTAGATGTTCCCGAGTGGTAGATTTGCTGCAATCTGTGATGAAGCGAGGACGACCAACACACCCTGTGCTGACCAGCGTGGCTCGATGCCATCGTAGTCGGTATAGAGATGTGTGAGGTCCTTTTGATCCTTCATCGACCAGGAGGTAGGTTCCCAAATCTGTGAAGCCTTCTCGCCAAGATGGGCAGCAGCCCTTTGGAGATTGGCAATTCCGTTGACAGTGGGTGCATCGTGCACATCGTAGTCAACGTATCCCATCAGCTGCCCCGTCTGGGTAGCATTCGCGATGGGCACATATTCGAACCTGAGAGACTTGAAGAGATAACGATCATATAGGTTTGCAAGAGTAGCGAGCCTAGCAACACCAAGTTGCCCCGGATTGATTGTCACCGTGTAGAGGATATCACCTGCAGCCTGGCCCGAAGACCCTGCAACAAGTGACGTCACGAACTCGGTGCCACTCAATTGGCATGACGCGTCATTGA